ACCGTATCTAAATCAACTGTGTAAACTTGGTCGGCAACTGGTGAAATGTAAATTTGTGATTGTCCAAAAATGCTAAAAGCAATTGGACGACCAATGTAGTTTTGCCAGAAACGCAGTTCAGCATTGAACTGAGTCCAAGGCAAATAGCGCATTGGAACCCTAGTATTTCCCCAATAAAGATTGATATTTAAAACATCCAGCGTATTTACGCCATTAGGCAACGCTGCATAATTGATGACTTCACATGGTCCGGCATACACCATTGTTGCCGTGCCATCAGTAAACGGAGTGGAAGGCGGGTAGTTTGCCGTTCCAGANGGGTATGGAGGAACTGTTGTGCCTAATATGCCACCAACAGTTACCTGATACATAAAGATGTTTGAGAAAACATAGTCTCCTGCATTGACCACTAATCCAGCAGCCCAAATAACAGGATTGTTGCCACCAGCCACAGGTGTGCATGGAACTTGTGTAGTTTGAATGGTACGCAGACAGCCAGTATCACGAACAATGCGCTCACGAGCAGCATTGATGTAATCTNTTAATTGACTATTCGTGTAGAAGTTAGCATTTGCGTCATGCAGCAAATATCTGACTTCTGTAATATAGCCCTGTAAAGTTTGCGCCATTTAGCTTCCATATCAAGCAGCTATGTTGATTTTTCCCCCCACACCCTTTGCAGGAGGCAGGGGTACTCTCTCAACCACCGGGGATAACGAGTGGTCTTTCTTTGGAGGTTGCTCAGATATTTCAATCTTAGACAAGATTTTCAATCCTTCTGGAATGTCATTCTTAGTCTGAATCAGAGCAAGCCTCGCCATATACGGTTCTTTATCTTCGTCACCATGACCGAATATGTGACAAACAGCCTCCAACGGTGCTTCAACTGTCTTNCCTACGGGAAATTCGTAAGGTTGATAATTGTAGTTAAAGGTTATGGGTTTTACCCATTTGTTTGTCACATAGACGTTTTGCATAGTTAGAAGCTCTCAACGTCACCATAAACGCAAATATCAACAGTATTGCCGTTATTAGCAATTGCATTGATATTCACATATAGGCATTGGGTTACGCTACCAGACACAATATTGCTTGTGTATGGCGCTGCTGCATTGATGTCAACATAACGACCAACAGTGGACATTGCTGATAATACGGTGTTAGCCGTAATCAGATTTGCACCATCGCTAGTTACCGAAATGCTGACATTTGCATTAGACACATTTCCAGAGTTATTTTGAATCGTCACACGACGAACAATAATGCCACCAGAATTAGCTACTCCACCGCCATTAGTTAAACCACCACTCAAAATAGGAATAGTGATAACTGCGTTACCAGCGGTGTTAAGCGTTGTGTTTCTAATAACGCCAATACGACCGTTGCTGAAGCTATCAAGAGTAAACTGACTTACTGAATCAGCATTAGCCATGATGCCTCCTTAACTAGCGTAAGTGCTGCTGACGTTTTGACCACCGTTGGTAGCCAACAGAGTCACAATATCGCTAGATGCTGTAGTTTTTGCATACACGTTGACACCATCAGAAATGATGACACCACCAGTATTTGCTGCAATAACCGTAGCATTTGACGAACCGTTATACGCCAAGACACTTGTATTTGCTTGAGGGAACATCACATATACACCAGCGGGGATAACAGTGCCATTACCAGTATTGACTGCGGTTACAGTCGTGGTAAGGAAGTAAGCACCTGCGGTGTTGCTTTGTGCGCCAGCAAGGATGATTTTATTAGTTGACAATGACATGGTTTACTCCTTAGATAGACAGAGAGTTATAACCACTGACAACCGTCATCGACTTCGGCTTGGTCGAAACCAATTCCGCAATCATCAAGACAGCACCAACGTAACCAATTTGCCAGTTAGGTAATGTAGATTCAAAACCTGTGAATACGAACGAACCTTGCTCGTGGATATACAGAGACAAGTAGTTAGTGTTCAGGAAGTAAACCGTACCTTCTGGACAGTATGGGTCGGGATAGATAGGCACACCAGCAACCATCAAAGCACGGAAAGCTGCTTGAGGACCGTTGGAGTCACTGTCGAAACCGGAGCCGGGGGTAATAACGTATTGCTCTTGACCTACATAGTCTTGAGCGAGCAGCGTCCAAGTACCAAAACCGCAAACACCGAAAGTTGGAACTTCAGCGCCATTCTTAACAGTACCTGAAATGTACTGGAGAATGTTTTGACGAGTTGGGTTGACGTTACCTGCTGAGTAAGACTTTGACTGCCACCATGAATAAGCAGAACGGCTGATGTTACCGTAGGTTCCTGAAGCGGAAACTGCGGCTGGCAAACCGATAAACTGCTGATTGTTTGTGCTGTTGGTGTACAAGGCAGTTGCCATTGCATCCATCATCACGTTGGTAGCATCGTTCATACGAGCTTCAATCAATGGAATGATTGCAGCGTCTTGCTGAACTGCGCCTTCCATACCGAGGAACGGTACTGGTGCAATCATCAGCTTCAGGTCGAATTCAGCGTTAAACGCACCTTGCTGAACTGCTGGCTGGTTAAAAGAACCAGAGTAGTCAGACCATTGTGCATTAACAAACTGTGCGCCCTGAACAGGAACGGTTACAGAGGAAACACCGCCAGAAGCCTGTTGCGAGTTAGCAATCAGAGCCGCCATTAACGGAGTCGAATTATAAAGTTGAACAACCAGCTTCGGGATGAACGCTCTACGAGTGACGTAAGTCAGCTCGGTATATTGCGTACTACCTGTTGCTGGGATAATACCGCCACCAATAGGCATGGTTATCTCCTAAAAAATTATCCCCTAATTACAAACCAATGGGCTTTGGATTTTTCCGCAACTCATTGAGTGCTTTTGATGCTTCGTTACGAGCCGCAGCAACAGGGTTCTTGTAGTATTCACCAAGATTAAACTTACTAATTGCTGAAGGGTTGTAACCGGACGGAGTAGGCGCAGCGGATTGTTTCATCCATTGCCAATACTCAGCCGCAGCTTCATGATTCGTAATGCCCTTTTCGAGCATTATCTTTTCAACTTCTGGTATATCGTCTTCACTTTGAACCAAGCCTTTTTTCATTAGCTTGTTTCTACGAGCTTCTAAGTCACGAATGGCATCTTGCTCTCTGTCTTTAGCGTCACGTTCCATGAGCTTGCGCTCTAAGTTTTCAACGTAAGACTTCGTGGTGTTTTCAATCTCAAGCTCTGGAATGACTAAATCTGGTTTGATTTGTTTGGTCAAACGCAAAACTTCTTTCCGAGTTTGTGGATTGTCAGACAATTCACGCATTAAAAGAGCAAGCGAATCACGCTGCTCAAACGACATATCTTCTAAGCTCATATTTATCCCCTAGCGAAATTAAATTACTTTTTTACCGTCACCGGGCTTTTGAACTTGCATCTTGTTCTTAGCACCGATTTTGGCTGCACCGTCTAAACCACCGAAAGGCTCAAAGCGTGGTGGGTTAGTTACGACACCGTTTTGTTGGTTGTTGTCAGTTGGGCGACGAGCTTGGTTCGCACCTCTTGGCTTAAATAAATCCAAAATAATCTCCTTGCCTCAATTAAGGCGTTGCCACAGCTTGTTTTTAACAATGTCAGAGACGGTTTTTCCGTCAACACCGTAAACCTTCCCAAGCTGTCTAAAGGAAAATTTACCGGTTTGGTACTTTTTCCGAATAGATAAAACCTGCTCGGAATTAAGTTTGTTTCTACCGTGAGTTTCTCCAAAAGCATGATTTCCACGATTTCTGCTTTCACGGTCTTTAGCATTTTGTTTGTAATCACCCAAATACAAATGTTCTGGGTTTACGCAAAAAGGATTATCACATTTATGTAATACATATTTTCCGTTTGGAACTTCTCCATTTTTCAACTCATAAGAAAATCTGTGAGCAAATACCCATCCATTTTTTCCATCGGATAACTTTCCATATCCAAATTTGTTAGTTGCAGCAATCCATACATGACAATCCATGAACGGAATTTTCTCAACTTTAGACTCAAATCTTTTTTGGATAGAAGTCATATTTCCTTACATTGGAGTTGGTTGAGGAGAAGCACCGCCACCACCAGCACCGGGCATAGACATTGGGCTTGGTGCGGCTCCCGGCATAGGCGGCATATTTGGTACTGCTGGAGCTTGAGACATTGCACGACCTTCTGGTGTAGCACCACCAGCTTGCGGCAAATTCTGGAGCATCTGGATAATTTCAGATTGTTGTAACTCTCCAGTTTTTTGTTTCTTTGGTCCTAGCAATCCGGTCAAACTGCGGATAGCCGCTAATGCTTTTTGACCTTCTTCGCTTTCACTTCCCAAAGATGGTAAGGCTTGTTCAATCAAATCCATTGCCATAGAAATGTTGACCATTGCACCTTCTTTGTTCCCCATCTTAGGTTCAGGTGTGGACATAGGTGCAGACATCGGTGATGTTGATGAGTCGGACATACCGACAGCAGGAGGAGGAGCTTCACCAGCTGGTGCTTGCTTACCTTTAATCAACTCCATTAACTTATCTGATGGGGCGTTCATAAATATCCTTAATTGCCTGATTTGTTGCGATTAAATCAGACTATCAATAAATGTCAAGTAGGGGCGTATATTTAAGCTCCCCGCCCCGTGCGGGATTAACGGTCATGCCGATAATTTAAGGGGTTGCCCCCAAAAATTATTTGCGTGCTTTACGACCTTTGCGTGCTTTGCGTGCCATGTGATTTCTCCTAATAGCAGCGGTCACCTATTTCTGAGGGAAGGCAGCCATACCCTTTTTCCTTTTTACGGGAACTTATCTACGAGTCTTACGACCACGCTTCATCTTTTTGTACATAACTATCTCCAGTTACTTATCCCCTACCTAATGCTCTACCTTCTTTTCTCGGTTGACGAGAATTAAAACTCTTAATTCCTGTTACTCTGTACTGTAAATTTGCTGGCGACTCTGTGCGCTTTAACGAATCCGTTGACGCACGAGGCTGGTCAGCTTTTGGTGCTATTGATGGTTGAGTAGCCATTATTCCCCCACTGCTTTCAAGTCAGGTTTACTTTGCTGTTGCGGTTGTTGCGCTTGTTCCTTTTCCCGCTTTTTAAGTTTGTCTTTTAGCAATTGTTTCATTGGAGGCTCTAACAAGTCAAGCAGAGAATCTTTGTCGATAGCTTGAGCTTTGAACAAGTTGAATGCCAATTGCTTTAAGTCTTCAGTGAAAATTGGAGAATTACTGTGTGCATCAACTTTAACTACGTAGTCTTTGGTGAACTGTTCGGCAATGAACTTGCGACCTTCTTCATCAGTAAAGTGTGTGTTGTCGTAGGCTTGCATCAGTTTCAGATACAAGGTTGCGACTTTCTCTAAACTATCTTCAACGATTAAGGCACGTTTCTTGGCACGAGAACTTCCAAGGCGGGCAAGCTGAGAAGCGTGACCAGCGGAACGAACGCCCTGCTCACCACGACCAGACAAAACACCTGATATTCCAGAAGCCTCAGAGAACATTCCATCCACTTCATGTATCACCTCAAATAAAGATGGCGGCATCTCAGGAGCTAAACGGTCAACCTTTGCGTTCGGCATATCTGTTGAGAGCAAGCCGCCAGAACGGTTTAACGCAAAATTCTTTTCATCCAAAATGCCAGTAAAGCCAACCAATGCGGTTGGCGGATTAGCTTGCTTGGAGAGAAGGTCAAGAATTTCAGTCATCCGATTGTTTCGGAGTTGCTGTAAAAAAATCAGTTTTTGAACTTCTGATTGCCCCCAATAGTAATCAAATTGAGGGTTAGGACAGACTTGAACAAATGGCAATTCTCCTTTTAGGAAAACGCTTTCACCCGGACGGTCGTAAATAAAGATGTCGGGGTCAGCCATTGTGACGACTTGGTAATCTTGGATNTCATCATTCCACACCCAAAGTTCATACATCTTTACTGTGTCNTCNGCTACTCGTGCTTTGTAGCGGTTCATGCCAAACAAGTCTAAATTGACTGTACCGTAGAGAGTTGGGTTTGTTTGACTCATCACAATGCGGTCAAGACCTTCAGGAATATCCTCGGTCTTTGTGTGCATACTTGTTGTGATGCGTTTTACTATTTCTTCCCGCTTTGGATGTCTGTACAGTCTGTTGTACAACTCAGACTTCGTGATGTAGTAAGTTTGAACAATTGCTTCTTGTCTATCTGTGTGCGGTGTGTCTTCACGCAA